GCTGAAGCAATAGCTAATCGGGTTAAAAAATGGTCAGCAGAAGAAGTAAAAGAAATAATTGAAAAATATACAATATGAGCGCAGCTTGGCAACGTAAGGAAGGTAAAAATAAAGAAGGCGGCCTAAATGCTAAAGGTAGAGCTTCTTATAACAAGTCTACAGGTGGCAATTTAAAGGCTCCTGTTAAATCAGGTACTAACCCAAGGAGGGTATCTTTTGCTGCCCGTTTTGCTGGTATGGCTGGCCCTATGAAGAAGCCTAACGGTGAGCCTACAAGAAAGGCTTTAGCTTTAAGAGCTTGGGGATTTAGGAGTCCTGAGTCAGCAAGGAATTTTGCAAATGCACATAAAAAGAAATAACATCGGAAATAATCCGATGAAGTATTTATTAATAAACAAAAACAAAGAAAATGGAAGTTTCAAAATCAAAATCTACAGTTAAAGTTACACCTCTGCACGATAGAGTAATTGTTAAGCCTGATGCTGTTGAAGAAAAAACCGAAGGCGGAATCATTATCCCTGATACTGCAAAAGAAAAACCACAACGTGGTACAATTGTATCTGTAGGTGGCGGAACAGGTAACCTTATACAGGATGAGCAAAAGATTACAACTAGAAGGGCTAACCCACTAACCGTATCTGTTGGAGATATTGTTTTGTATGGTAAATATGCCGGAACAGAGATTCGGATTGAAGGGCAGAGTCTTCTTATTATGCGTGAAAACGACATCTTAGCGATTGTTTAATCTGATATTTGAACATTTTCTGATTTTTAAATTTTCAAATTAAAATAATATGGCAAGGAATACTTTAGCAGGTAAGTCAACAGGTAAGTCAGAGTCAGCAAAATACTTTGCAGCTAACCCTGAGGCTCGTAAGAAAAAGAACGAGTACAACAAAGAATATCATTCGACAGAAGAAAGGAAGAAGTACCGTGTCAAACTGAACAAGGCTAATAGGGATTCAGGAACTTACGGCAACAAGGATAAAGTAGACCAGAGCCACACCAAATCAGGTAAAATGGTAAAAGAGTCTCAGTCTTCAAACCGAGCAAGAAACGGTAAAGACGGAAACTCTACAAAGAAATAAAACTTAAACACACACATGAAACCAAAGAAAAATCACATCATTGTTAAGAGTTACGAAGAACAAAAAGAATCCCATCAGGTCAAGTGCGACGATGGCAGCGTAATCAATCTTTACATAGGAAGGAAGTACGGAGAAAACAGTCGGGAAATAAACCCTGTTGTCTGTGAAGTAATCTCAATAGGAGACGGAGTAGAGGATATTGAGAAAGGAGACTTGCTGATAGTTCATCACAATATGTTAATCAACGAAGCTCTTCGTATTGAAAGAAACATAGAAGAAATGAGTGTTACACTTACGCTTCATGTAGACAATATGATTTACGCAAAGATTAACAAAGAGACTGGAGATACTGAACCGATGATGGGAAGTATCATAGCTGAAAGGATTGACAATCCAACAGAAAGCATTTTGTGGACTCAGACTAATACACACGATACTACTTTTAAAGTTGTATCAGTACCTAAAGGATATGAAGATGTAAAACCTGGAGATAAGATTATCTGCTACAAGTTGAGCGACTACGAAATGGTTTACAATTTTAACGGTTCTGAAAGAAGGGGTATTAGGATTCTCAAAGAAGATATACTTGCGGTCTATAATTAGTATATTTGATATGTGAGAAAATCCACCTTATATCAGATGCTCTTAATAAACTTAAACGTAGGAGCTTGTTCAGTAATAGACATCTTTGACATAAACGACCTTCCAACAGAAATAAAGAAAGAGCCAGGATTATTTTTTTTCTTTGACGGCAAATACAATTTGGTGAAGTTTGGTTGCTCTTATGATGATGTAGTAAGTCACGCAAAGGCTAACTGCCATGAGGAGAACATATATTCTTATTATATATTTTCAGCACCAGACTTTACCGAGGACTATGTAGACAAGGTTTACGACAACGTAGAAGGAAGCAGATTACACATGAACCCTATAATGAAAGGGATTAACATGGATATTGAGTTAATACTTAACTAATGACACCACAAGAAGAACTACTCTTATACAAGCAAGACGGTATGTTTGCTTTGTATTTTTCCCTCAATAGGAAGCTAAACGAGCTTTCTAAATCCCTTAATGAGTTTGAGTTAGACCTTAAATCTGAGGACAAAGCCTTTGATAGGTATCAGAAACTATCCACCAACCTAAAGGAAATGGTTCAGACTGTAGACTGGATAAGGGTTAACTATTTAAAAATGGACGAAGAGCAGGCTAAAGAAGCTGAGAAAAAGGGTATTCCTTTGATAGAGCAGTTAGCCAGAAAGAAATAAACGTGGATTGTAAACCACAAAAACAATGGAAAAAAGGATAATAAACCACAAAGGGCTTGATATTACAATGAATATTGACGTTGATTCATTGAAAAAAAGGATAGAAGAGCCTTATAAAAAGGCTTTTGTAACCTTAAAAAAGATGGTTTTAAGCAGGGAAAGACACATAAAAAAGCTCCATAAACAGATAAAAGACGTCAATAATACCATGTTTTGTCTGTATGCAGGAGGTAAAATATCCTACGCAATAAGCAAAAAAGTCAACGTAAAGAGGATGATAATCCTATCTTACATGAATCAGACTGAATACGCCAACCCTGATATTATCACTTCCTATATGAAGCGTTCAGGTATTGGAGGTACGTTCAGGCAAATAGATATAAGGTTCTTGGTAGACAAAGGATATATACAAAGAGCAGGCGATAGCCCGTTTTATTTTATAACACTTGAAGGAAGAGAAAAGGTTAAGGAAGTTGCTGAAATTTTTAAGAATGCGTTTGAGTATTTCCTTGACAACAATAAAATTCACATTAGGAAGAACGTAAACAAAAGGGGCAAGAAACTCAGAAAACCTTGTTTTACTGAAGAGCAAAAGAATGAAAGGTCTTTATTCTACAGGAAGATGATGAGACCATTTTGGGACAACGACATGAAGAAGATACCAAAAGAACGCTCAAGAAGGGCTGAGGTATTAAGGGATTGGATTGAAGAAAAAAAAATGAACTCTATTGAGGTAGACGAGTATTATTTTAAATGTTTAGAAAAATGGTCAGTATGAAAAAGAAAAAAAAGAAAAAGACCCCCTTCTATTATCAGGATTATCCACTCCCCTATGTTGCTCAAAATAAGAATGGGTCAGGTGCTGTAGTAGGCACAAAGGGTGGAGGGGCATTACCGGCAGGCAAACCTCGATAAAATTTCATACATTTGTCCTAAATGTAATATCATGTCATTTTCAAGCATGGAGCAGTTGCTTTCGCTGCACACCGATAAACCCTCTCTCAAGAAAAGAAAGGATTACGGATTAAAGATAGCACGAGGAATCTTTAACGGAGCCGACAGAAACACAGACGGGTTCTATGGTAAACGATACCGCCAATGGAGAGCAGCCAGAGATTTCAGCCAGGGGGTAAACTCAACCAAAGAGTTTATGGACTTGCTTCGTGTAGAAGGTAATACATCTTTCATCAATCTTGACTGGACAACAGTAAAAATAGCCCCTAAGTTTGTAGAAATACTTCTTGGACAGTTTATGTCTAGAAGAGAAAAGCCTATTGTGACTGCTACTGACGACATGAGTACTAGCGTGAAGGAAATGGAGAAGCAGGAGGCAAGGTTCAGGATGATGAAGAAAGACGAGATTAAAGCTTTAGAAGAAGAGATAGGTCATAGCTTAGAGAGTCATAAATTTATTCCTGAAGACGAAGATGAGCTGTCTATCTATTTTGACATGGAGTACAGACTTCCTGAAGAGATTTTGTTTGAAAGGAAGATTAAGAAAGTACTTGACGACAACGACATTCAGGTTTTAAAAAGAACCCTACTCAGAGATGTTATAGACGTAAACTTTGCTGCTACTAAAATATACTACGACGGTAACGGAGACATCAGAATAAGAAGGTGTAAACCAGAGAACTTAATCTATAACGTATTTGAAATAGACAACGGTAAAGACTTGGCTTACATAGGCGAGGCTAAACCGATGAAACTTTCAGTACTAAGAAAAAGGTTCAATATAGATGAAGACACTCTTTTTAAACTTGCTCAGAAGTCTTCAAGGGAGCTTAAAAGAACAGAAAACCTTTACTGGAAAGATTCCTATAAGTACACCGAGATTAGGCCGTATGATGATTATTCTGTATTAGTATTTGACTTTGAAGTAATCACTACAGACGTAGAGTATTCAGTAAAGACTGAAAACAAATACGGCAACTTGCTTGTAGTTCCTAAACAGTCTAAGCCAGTAGCACCAGAAGGGCAGGAGATTAGCGGAGAAGTTATAGAGTCTAAGAAGATGAACATCTACCACGGTATGTGGGTAGTAGATACAGACATCATGCTTCAATGGGGCATTTCAGACGACCTGATTACTCCTTATCAGGACACTTCAAGAGCTTTGTTTAGCTACTCAGTAGTTTGTCCTAATGCAAATGGAAGTCTTATTCCATCTATGATTGATAAGGCTATGGGGCCAATAAGACAAATGATTCTTATCAGACTCAAGATGCAGCAGTTGATTGCTACTATGCGTCCTGATGGTTTTGAGGTTGATATAGCAGGATTAAGAGACGTTGATTTGGGATTAGGAAAT